TAGCCCCAGACCTTGGCGCGGTCTAGCAGGCGGTCGGCAAAGCCCAGTGCATACGTTTGCACAGCGCCCTCGGCATCGCGGTTGGCGTACATGGCCCCGACTTGCAGCTTGATCCAAGACGCGATGCCTGCTGGCACCAGGGCGGCGCTGTCATACCCGGCGGTGTAGCGCAGGGTGACGGCGTTGACTTGGTCTAGGGTGTCGGGCCAGGTGGTGCCATACGCGGGCACCACGTAGGCGTAACCGTGGTCGCTGGCGTTGTCCAGCACGTAGGCGCTGCTGGCCAGGGTGATCAGCGCGCCGGTGGTGTCAACGTACGTGAGCGAGACGACGCTGCTGACCGGCACGCGGGTGAGCTCGAAGGCGGCGGGGAAGGCATCGAGCGCGAGCTCCCAGGTCTGCGGCATGAGGGCGCGGCCCGTGGCGTGCTCGGCGGACTCGATGGCGGCCTGCAGCATGGCGGTGATTAGCGTGTCTTCGTCGGCGTGGTCAACCTTGAGATGCAGTTTGGCATCGGCCAGGCTGACCGCCAGGCCGCTGGGCGCGGTGATGCGTTTGAGGGACATGGTGGCGGTTTACTTTCTGCGCCCGCCTTGGTTGCTTGGGCGGGCGCTGGTGTGGGTTTGCGTGGCGCGCTGTGTGGCGACGCCGGTGGATCGGGTGGTGTCGGTTGGCTCTGGCCGGATGCTGGCTGGCTGGTCGGGTCGGTCGGTGGTTTGCAAGGCGGCTAGGCGGGCGGTGGCGGGGTCTGGCGGGCGCTGGGTGTCGGTGGACGGGCGCTTGCCGGCCAGTGCGCCTGCGGCCTGCTGTACGGGCGCAAATATGCGGCCCCATGCTGCGCCCCAGGCCTTGCCCCAGGCTTTGCCCCATGCGGAGGCCAATCACGGCCCCCAGGGGTTGGCTTCGGTGCCTTCGCCGTTGATGGTGTAGCCCTTGACTTTGGTCACGTTGACGGGAATGGTGTTGGCTTGCAGCTTGGCCAGCACGGCCAGGGCCAGCTGGTCAGAGTCGATGTCGGGCTTTTTTGGCTGCATCTCTACGCGCAAGTTGTCCGCGCGGCGTGGGTTGATCACATAAGCCGGGTCAACATTTTTTGCAGGCTCGACGTTGAAGTAGCCCAGCACTTGCACATCCGTGGCCGCAGCGCCTAGCCGTAAAAATATCGCCGGCTTGTTCATTTGGATCTCATCGGCCTCGATGCTGATCATGGTGTCGGTGCCGGGTGGCAGTAAGGCCCTCATTGGCGACTCTTGGCCCAGAAGGCGGTGCACGATGGCTTTGACCGGCTCGATACCGTCGATCAGCATGTTGGCCAGGAATGTTGCGGTGAAGGTTGCGCCGCTGTAGGTGACGCTGATGTTGGCCAGATAGCTAGACACGTTGAGCGCAATGTCCACGTCCGGCTCTGCAATCAGATCGACCTCGATGCTGCGGGACTCGGTGATGTTGTAGCTGCGCACAAAGCTCACAAAGCCCAAGCTCCACATGCACAGTTGCAGGCTGCTGCCCAGCGGCACGTCTGCGGCAAAGCTGGTGACGTTGGCTTGATAGCCCAGGTCTTGGGCCACTTCGCCGTCGGTAACGATCTGCGCAATCAGGTTGAAAACGCCCCCGCCCGTGCGCGATATAGTCACCGGATACACGATGTTGATGCCTTCAGCGCTGGCATTGATGCTGCCGCCGATCTGCCGCAAGGTGATGGGATGCAGGTCGACGCTCAAGTTGCGAATCACGCCGGTAATGTTGCAATTGGTCTGTGTGTACGTGCTGGGAGCGGTGGGCGTAAAGTGCAGGTCGCCGTTGATCTGCAAGTTGCTGATGTTGGCCGGTGCGCCGCGGTTAAGCTCGCCGTTGATGGTGACGCCAGGCAAGTCGATGGAATTGGTTTGGTTCACGTTGCCATTGATCACCACGCCGCTGGACAAGCTGCCGCTGAGCGTGACGTTGGACGTGATATTCCCCGCCGTAATGCCGCCGGTCACTGCCAAGTTGTAGCTGCTAAAAAACCCTGCGCCGTTTGATGTGACAAAGGGGTCGGCTTTGGTGGCGTTGTCAAGCAAGGCCATGTTGCCCTGCACCGCGCTCCAGATCTGCGCTGCTGAGCGGCTTGCGCTGACTGTGATGCTTTGCGCCTCGTGGTTAACCGCCACGCCTGTTACGCCAGGCACATAGATCGGGCTGCCATTGATGTCAAGCACTTGCGTCTGCGTGATGGGGATGGTGATGGCCGTTTTTTTGTAAGTGCCGGTCAGGCTGCTGAACGTCCACCCGGCTTTGCGTGCCACCAGGCGGTAAGGCACGGCCACGTTGTCGTAATCGTAGGGCATGGGCACGCTGCCCTCGCTGCCCGTCAGCACCAAGCTGGCCTCCAGATCTGGGGCCGATGGCGTGGCGTTGAGGTAGCCAGCAATCAGCGTGCCCGGCTGCGCACCGCTCACGCCTACCTGCGTATAGCCAACCGGCGGGTCATAGCTGCTGTCTAAGGTCGCAGGAAACCGAAGGCTCATCACATACCGGCCAGCTTGCGCCGTGGTGCCAGTGATGCGCAACTGCAAGTCCAGGCCGATTTCGGAGCTAAAGCCACTAAGCGCGGCGCGTGCGGTTTCCAGGCTGGCGTTGTCAACAAATGGCAGCCATGCGCCGGTGTTGGGCGTGCCCCAATTTGTCAGCCTAAATTCAAGCGTGGTGCCCGTGGGAACGGGGTTGCTGCCCGCGCCCAGGTTAAAGTTAAAGTCAAACGCGCTGCCGGTGAAGTTCGATATTCCTTTAACTGCATACACCGACTTGATGACTACGCCATCACCAATTGAGGGGTAGTAGATTCGCCCGAGATTGTCGAAGTACGCATTGCCAAGCACGTCGTACATGTCGAACGATCCCTCTGCCGTGAGTGCGCCCACGTAAACCGAGGCAACAGTCTTGGCCAAGTTGCTCATCACCACAATCGGCAGCACGTCCGTCAGGTTGGCAATGATGGCGTTGGCTGGGTTGGTTTGGATAGTGCGGTATGGCCCAGCCATCACGTCAATCTCCAAGCCGCCTTTGCTTTGCTGCCCCGAGCCTGCCAGTCCGGTTGATACAATTGAGTCGATCAGGTTCATCACCTGCCGGCCGCCTCGATTGAACGCAATATTGCCCGACAAAACACCTGCATTTGTCGTGACGCGAGGGTTAGAGACAGAAGTATGCGCTGTGGTTGTATCAAACCCGATGTCTGAAATGATTGAGCTAAGCTGCCCGCCGCCGTTAAATACCGGGGAGCCTTTGTTATGACAAACAACTTTAGAGCTGGTGATGTCAATTGAAATAAGGCTTGACCTGGTGGCAAGGCCGCCATCCCAAACTTGATAGCCTCGGATTGTGCTGTCGGTTATGCCGACACCATTGATCGGTACATAGGTGTCGCTACTGCCAAGGGTATTGCCGCTGGGCAATGCGCTGATGTGTATGTTTGCTGTGTCAACGTCCGTTAGTGCGCTCCAGCGCACCGAACTCCCTGCCGCGTAAACGCCCGTGATCGGCGTGGCGCATTTGACTGTTTGGAACGAAACGCCTATGAGGTTGGTACCAATTGCGTTTGCACTGCGCCCAAAATGCCGTGAGCGCAGGTTGCTGCATGTCTGCAGTCCTTGCATGTTTCCAAAGGCAATACCTGTGTAGGACTGCGCCCCCGGCAGATTGTTGCTGGCGTGAATATTGTTCACGCTGCCAGTGCCAAGCAGCGCGGAAAACTGCGCCGCAATACCGCCGTTGATGAGTGGGTTTTGGTAACCCGCGCCGAGGCAACTCAGCGAATCTATTTCGTATGAGCCAGAGCAGTTACCCGCATTGAACAGGCCTGAATAGCCAAAATTTTTGACGACGAGGTTTCCGAAATTGCTAAAACCAGTGTTCATGCGCAGACCCACAGAACACCTTTGTAGGTCAGGTGAGCCGCTTGGCGATGGGTTAAAGCTCGCGTTGTTGGTGGCGTTAAGGTTGGTTGGAATCCAATACACGGCCGTGCCAACCGGAAAACTTGTCTGCGCCACCGTGCCCGCTGCGCCCCTGGCCATGCCAGTCGCGCTGTAGACTGCGCCCGATCGCGTCGAGTAAAAAATCCGCTCTACCCGTGCAGGCGACACTGAGTTGTCAATTAAAAGCAGGGTGCCTTGAGCGGTAGTGGCGTTGTAAGTGCCGACTGAAAGCGCCCCGATGCCTGCTGCCAGCGTGATGGTCTGCGCGCCGGTGCCGCTGATGGCCACGGCCAGCGTGGTTTGTTGCAGGGCTGAATTCCAGTGGATATTCCACATCCGCACCCGAGCGCCGGTCGGGATCTTGGTGCCATTAACGCCATCGCCCATTCTGACGGCTTTGGTCAATGGGTTAAAAAACAACCACTTACCCAGGTCCCCGCTGCCTACTTGGCTCGGGCTGATCAGCGAGCCGGTGCGCAAAATGTAGCTGCTGCCTGCCGCCACCACGCCGCCGGTGTAGGTGCTGCCGTCCAGCTCTTGAATGACGATGGATGTCGCCGTGCTGAACGTGCCCACCACAAAGTCCCGCGCAATGCCGGGCAGCTTAAACGGCATGCCCGGATGCGAGCTGGTGAAGGCCGTGCCGGTGCCGGCGACTGTGCCATTGGCAGCCACGGCCACCGTTCCGGCTGTGGTGTTAGGTGCGTTAAAGCCTAAAGTATTGGCGGTGCCACCCGGAACGTCTTCGGGTATTGCCTGCCAAATCTCCCACACGTCGGTGCCGTCGCCAGTCTCGACCTCGATGTAGGTTGGGTAGTCAATGGCCTGCCCGCCGACACTGTTGCAATTGAAAAGTACCTGGTTGTTTGCGCCCGTGCTGGTGCCGACAACAATCCAATTGCCCAAAGCTTTGACGCGGGCGTTTTGGGTGAAAGTAAATCCGCCGCTGTTACCACCCGCACCCATGTCAAATTCCAGCGACCACATCTGCGTCGTACTGTTGTTGATCGCTTGAAACCGGCCAGTGCCCAGCAACTGAATCAGCGCCGGCTTGACGGTCCACATTTCATCAGCGGACAGCAGCACGCCGTCCAACACATTGAGCGTGTCGCGAGCGGCGTAGGTGAGCGAACTCACGGCGCGGCTGGTGCTGACGTCAATCGTTGCCATGCGTTTTGGTCAGTCTGGATGAGTGGGTGTATGAGTCAACGTGATCTGCAAAAAACCCTCGCGCGCGGCGAGGGTTGTTCACGCATCAGGCTGGTGGGGCTTAGGCTTGCAGGCTCAGGGCGTAGGCGACGGCGGCTTTGTCGGTGTCAACCTGGCCGGCTTTTTCAGCGGCGCGGGCTGCAGCGGCGCTCAAGGTGACTACGTCGTCGGGCTTGCCGTGCTCACAGGCGACGAGCACGCGGGCTTTGACTTGCTTGTCTTTACCGGCAGCGGATGGTGCCGGGGCGTCTTCGGCAGGTTTGGCCAGGCCTTGGGCAATCAAGGTTTCAGCCAGATCGTCACCGGCTTCAAAGGTGGCGCCTGCAGCAATTTCAGGGGAGTCTGGGGCAATGGTGAAGGCCGCTATTGCGGTGAGGGCAACAAGAATTTTCATGGTGAGACTTTCAGAAAGTTGAGCAATAGCCTGGCGCGCCGGAGCGCGCCAGGTGGTGCAGGTGACCTATGCGGCCAGGGAATTTAGGTCGCGCTGTTTTGGTAGTAGCGCACCGCTGCCGTGTCCAGCAGGTTACCGCCGCTACGCTGCCAGCCGCAGAAGCCGACCTGGTTGTTCAAAGCAAATGCGCTATCGTCAAAGCGGCGGATGACGGTGGTGTTGGCCACGTCGCGGATGGTGTACTTGCTGAAGTCGCCAAACAGAATCGACTTGGCGTTGGCTGCCATGGTGGCCATGTCGTCATTGATGACGACGGGGTAGCCGCACAGGGTGTCGGGCTTGCCGTTGACAATGCTCTCTGCATCGCCAGGCGTCCAGATGGGGCGGCCGGTGGTGTCTTTGAGTTTGCTGACAATGGCCACGGACAGATCGTTCATCATGTACGCAGCGCGGGCACGGTAGGCGCGGTTGACACTGTGCTTGAGGTCGATCAGGTCGTCATAGGTGACGGTGAGGGTCTGGCCGGTAGCACCTGCTTTGCCCACGCTGGAACGTGGCACGATGCCGTCTGGCAGCGTAGTGCCCGCGCCCACGGTGAAGTGGGTGTTTTGAATGCGGGCGATGCGGGTGGCTAGGCGGTCAATGACGTAGCTGATGACGTCAATGGCACTGTCCTGGATCAGTTCCAAAGGCAATGCGATTTTGTTGGATGTGTAGTAGAACGGGTTGAGACCAACAGTACCAAAGGTGACGTCTGCGCTGTTGACGGCCGTGTTTTGACCGACGATGGCGCCCACGTCCGCCGTACCGTCGCTGGTGGGCCAGTTCATATTGACGCCAGTGCTGGTGGGCAAAATGGTGGCCACATCGCGCATACCGCCGTAGGCTTTGAGCTTGTCGATGACCATGCTGGCGATCTCGGCCGGCACGGTGTAGCCGCCTTCTGTGGAGGTGGTGGTAGACATGGCATTGCGGATGGCAATGGCCTGCTCGGCGTTGACGTCATTGCCCAGGCGCAGGTAAAGCGCAACGGCGTCGCGCACGCTAATGCTGCCGTCTTCTTGCTTTTTGCCGTCGCCAGCGCCCCCGGTGGGGTCTTTGAAGAAGGCGTCGGCCTCCAGGTTGCGCAGGCGCTCGATAGCGGCAATTTGGTTTTTGGCGCGGGCGATTTCGTCGGCCAAGTTGTCAAACTGGGTTTGCTCTTCCGCAGTCCAGGTTTGATCGCCTTTTTCAGCGATGAGGTGGTTGGCTTGTTTTGCGAGGTTGGCAATTTTCTCGCGCAGGGATTGGATGTTTTTCATGACAGTCTTTCAAAAAATAAAAAAGGGCCCAAAGGCCCCCAAGGGATGCGAGGCGTCCGGCCTGGCGCGGTTTGGGTTGCGCGAGAAGCGCTACACAAGGGTTACCAGGCGCAGCGCGTTGCGGTTGGTTTGCGCGGTGCCTATGGGTTCGGGTTTTTTAGGCGGGTCAGATGGCGCACTGAGCGCAGCAAGTTGCTGCGGCACTTTGCCGTAGGCAGCCAGGTTCCAGGCGTTTTGCTTTGCAGTGCTGGCGGTGGGGGCCAATCGGTCGGCAAAGCCGTTGGCGAGGGCTTCGTCACCGGTGAACCAGGTTTCGGCCTCCATGAGGGCAGCCAGTGTTGCGGCGTCTTTGTTGGTTTTGGTGACGTAGTCTTGGATGATGGTGTCTTCGACTTTTTGCAACAGGTCTGCGGTTTTGCGCATATCGGCTTTGTCGCCCCAGACCATGGCGCTGGCATTGTGAATCATGAAAAAAGCGCCTTGCGCAATTTCGACTTCGTTGGCTGCAATGGCAATGCTGCTGGCGGCGCTGGCGGCCAGGCTGTCGACGTGGGCGATGGTGTTGCCGGGGAAGCGTTCGATGGCTTCGACAATGGCGCGGCCTTCAAACACGTCACCGCCGGGCGAATTGATGCGCAGATGCACGATTGGCACATCGGCAACGTCGGCCAGGGCCTGAATGACTGCCTTGGCGCTGATTCCCCAGTACGGATCGATGATGTCGTAGAGGTAGATGGTGGCCTCGGTGGCGCTGTTGCGCACCAGGTTGCAGGGTTGCTTGGTGCGGCTGGCGTTGTCGCGCAGAAGTTGAATGATGTTCATGGTTGGTTAGGGCTATTGGTGGCGGTGGTGGCTTGGGCGTCCCGGGGATCGTAAATCTCAGCGGACTTTCCGCCTTTGGGTGCAAGGCCTTTGCTTTTGCGGATTTCGTCCACACTCATCCAGCCCTGGCCGGTGCCTGGGCCACCCAACGCGGCGCGGTTGTATTCGCTTTGGGCTTTGAGGTCGCCTTCAATAAGCGCCTCGCGGTCAAATCGCATGAAGCGGCCCACGTCGCGCGGAAAGAGTTTGCGGTTGAGCTCTTGCTCGATGCGCTTGAGGTGCGGCTGCAGGGTGTAGGTGACAAAGCCACGCGACATGCTCTCAATACCGCTTCCCCAGCTGGTGCTGGCGGTGGTTTCACCGATCATGTGCGGGGGTACGCCAAAGGCGCGGGCAATGTCGATGACCTGGAATTTGCGGGCTTCGAGCAGCTGCGCGTCTTCGGCGTTGAGGCTGATCTCTTTGGCGTCTAGACCTTCGGTCAGCACCATGGGCAGGCGGTGGGCGTTTTCCACACCGGCATATTTGTTGGCAAAGGCGGCCTGAAGTGTTTTGACTTGTTCGTCATTCATCCTGCCGGTGGTTTTGAGGATGATGGACGGGTGCGCCCCATTTTGAAAAAACCGG